CGAACGGGTTTCTTAGATATAAGGTTCCCATAACTTTCTCAATACTTTTCAAGTATCGATAAGTATAAAGGACTATCCCGGGTTTCTAAATCGAAACCAGGAATAATATCTAAGTTATAAAGTTGACAAATAATATTGTCTAACTTTGATAAGTTCCTCTCTCATAAAGAGAGATTCAAACGGAATTTGGCCTCATCTATACTAGATAAGAACCTATCCATTTGAACCGCAGATAGCGAGTTACTCAGCTTAATACTAGCTGATAACCCATCTTCGGTAGGAACAAACCCAAACGGACCTTTGACCAACCATGAAATCCTACTCAACTGGCTTTTACGCACAGTCGGGACGGATTTATATAGTTTGTCACATTGGTCCTCGGTAAGGTAAGAACCTTTATTAACAAGATCTAAGAGAATAGAAGGTATACCTTTTAAACTCTTTAATCCTACTAATAGATTCTTAGCACCTACAGGTGATACCTCTCCTGCCATTGTAACTAATCTTTTAGCGAATTCGAAAGAATCCTTGGAGATTAGAGACTTTGACAAGTTGATATCAACCCCTAAGACTACGGTCATTAAGTGATGATAGCTTTTAGCAACTGAAGAGTTAGCTATAACTATGTCGTCACCTAATAAAGCGTAGTGACTAAAGTTGGTTAAACCAACTCTAGTAGCTGCAATCCGCACAAGGATGTGATGAGTCAGAGCTAACATGGCTCAAGAACTCAAAGCACCCATCGGTTGACCGACGGAATACCTCAAAGGTTTCCCTTTGTGTATTCAGTCTCTCTTAGTAAGGATATTAACCCAACTTTGAGCAGCTTCTTCATTAAGCAAGAAAGTTAAAACTTGCTTTTGTAAAGAAACTGGTAACCGATCTGTGGCAGCACTTAGGTCGTAGGAGTAAAAGGTTTCACCATTTAACTTTCCTTCAGAATATAGATTCTTTAGGTAAGTTACTGGTCGATCTTGATCAAAGGTACCATCCATAGGAAGAGTATCTAAGATCTTAAAGATCGCATCAGACAGAGGTCTAAACACACTTTGTGTGATAGAATCTGTAATAGCGAAAACTCTTACTTTACCGGCCGCTTCTTCCTTTTCACTTAATTTACCAAGAATAAGATCTTTGCCAGACGTGTATTTACCCGTCGACAAATAATCTAATTCTTTCGCAATTAAGGAAAGAAATTCTATTCCACCTGGGACTTGTTTACAATAAGTCAACAAATCCTGGCGAAGAGGAG